CCTGTTTGTAGTTTAACTACACTACCACCACGAGCCATCTCTTGTGCCTTAGATTGAAACACAATCATTTCTCTTTGTTTATCAGGATTATCTTCTAAGTATCTGTCAAACTCTTCCATCCGACCTGCATACCCCATCTTGGTAGCTATCTTCTGTAATCCTTGTGGCTTAAAGCCTTTAAACATTGCCATGTATTCTTATCCTATTACTTCATTACTATTGCGACTACTAAAGCTACCACACCTAAAGTTCCCACCATAGACATAGCTTCTATTCGCCACATTCTTTTGTCTAGTGCTTCTAGTTTATCATTGACTGCTTGATAACGGATGGCACATTCTTTTTCGTGTGCATCTAATTCTAGTTGTACTTTTAGTTCAGGTTTCATATCTAGTTTCATTTAATTATACCACACTTTACTAATTTAGTCAATGTTTTATGCTCCATACTTAGGCATACGACTGTCAGGAAATGTCTGCCCTGCACTTGGCTTACCACCTGATGAAAACGTCTGTGCTGTGCCATCACTTGATAATCCTGTTAATGATACAACTGCTGCATCTCCACAGTTACTATGACTTTCTGATAACTTAAATGTGTTGGTTGCAGTCTCTATTACAAAATATGTTGTATTATTAACTAAGCCACCTATAACTGTTGCATCTTCATCATCAGAGTTTCTACCTGCACTATAATAAACTTGCTCGTCATTCACAAAGCCATGTCCATTACTTGTGATTGTGTTATCAGATGTACTGACTACACTAGATGACGTTGCATCTATCTCTTTATCTGTTTGTGATGCACCTAATACTGTTTCATAACAAGCCTTTAACTCATCTATATCAGAAGCATTGTTAATTGCTGTTTTGAGTGCTGTATAGTTTGTTCTGACTGCTGTTCTGTAGGCTGTTATGCCACTAGGTATTGCCACATCTGTTTCTGCTTTGCGTGTTATGTACCAATCTGTTTCTGATAATGCACCTGCTGACATTGATTTAGCTGAAGCAACTTTATTTTCCTGTAATCCTGCTAGTGGCTTAGGTAGCAAAGCACTTTCATCAGAGTTCCAACCCCAATAGTATTCTCCATCATATGATTTAGGGTCATCTTCCCATGTAACACCTTTTGCTTCTTTTGTGTCAGCATCCCAATTCGCCCATCTTCCTGAGTGCATAGTGCCATCATTGTCTGTCCAAACACGACCTACTCTTATTTGTCTGCCATCATATTTCCAAACCATCTTATCGTCTCCTATTATTTTGCATTAGCGTACTTAAAAGGTGCTTCGGCAAATGCCATGTATAAGTACGTTTGACCAGAAGTATTATTATTTGAATCTGTTCCTCTTGCTTTAAAGCCATTACTTAAAAAATCAAAAGATAAACTTGAATCAGTTCCTTCGGCATAATTTGCATTTGCAAATATATATTGACCACCTTGACCATTATATTGTCTCTCAGTATCAAACATCATCCAATGTTTTGCTGCGTCTATGTTTTTAACCATCACAAAAGCAGTTTTAAACCCCGTATAGATAAAGCTGCCATCAGCATTTCCGTTTCCTTCATAAGTGCCAAACTTTGAGTAGCCATCTACATTATGAAATACATAATAAACTGCATTTTTGCTTGTCGCATCATAATCTGCATTACCACCAATAACACTATCAGTAATGGTAAAATTAAAAGGCGTACCTGATGAAGCTATAGCATTAGTTTCATTCAATCCTAAATATTGACCTGATGTAAGAACATTAAGCCATGTTGTCCATCTTGAAGTTGCATTTCTATATTTTTGAATAATCATATCAGGTTTTTTGCTAAGTCCATGTCCAACCGACCATGTTCCACTAGCAGGTGAGGTTGCAAGTACAATGCTAAACCCTGCTGTTGTGTTTGCTTGTACTGTACTATCTATAGAACCATCTTCATTTGTTACAGTTGTGCCACCATTTGCTTTCCAGTTCCAAGCAACGTATGTTCTACTACCATTATTTACTGAATTGTCTGTGCCTAGAGTAAAGCCATCACTGTTAAATGTTTTCAATAAGCTCGTAGCAGTAAGTTCTACTGATGTATCATTTGAAAATAGTTGCTTGTTTCCACCTCTACTAGAATCATTCAAAGTGTGGTTATCTGCCGCATTTCTTGCTTTCAGCCACACAAAATCAGGCTTGAAACCAACACCAGTAATACCTCTGTCATCAGTACCATTTCCACTATAAAGAAGTGTATTAAAATGGTCATCAGATTGATTATTTGCACCTGAAGTAGGACCTATGGTTGGTTCTGGTAGGTTAGCTGTGCATAATGCTAGATAGCCTGATGGTGGTGCTGTATGAAATTGTCCAAAACCATTTGAATCGGCATGAGTTGTAGCTGTTTCTCTACCATTAAAAGTTGAATCCTGACCACAATTTAAAGTATATTCAATACTTCTATATGAACCAATAAAAGGAGTCATAGGTTGCCCAGCAGTAAAAGTATGATTAGGGTTACTGCCATCAGAAGGGTCAGCAGACGCTAAAAAAGCATCAGCATTTTTACGGATAAAGGCTTTTCCAGCATCTATATCAATAGCAAAACTTAATACATCTCCACTTGTAAAATCATGCCCACTTAACACTGAACCTGCATCTGGATATAAATAACCTCTGTCATCCCAACCAAGATAACCAGTGCCTCTAGATGTATCTGTTGCTAAGTGACTGCCTGTATATTGAGATACATCCATAAATCCAACCATAGTTGAATAGTTGTCAGTAAGCATCCTCATTTCAAAATAGTATTTACCAGAAGTAGCACCAAAAGTACCAACTGAACTACGAGGACCACTTGTATTTGAGTCACTATAAGTCAAAGCACCATTTGATAGATTTGATGGTTGACCAGTTCTATTACCGTTTAAGGTGCAGAAGTTATTCTCAGGACTATCAGGCATAGCACAATCAGATGCAATTAGACCACTAGATGTCCAATGATTTGTATTGCCACTTGTATCAGCACCTATTGTTGATGTTGATGCTGTGCCTACTCCATTTTGCTTCATCTGTAGACGATAGCCTTGATTGCCAAATGTTAATCCACTTGTATCTTTGGCTATCCATACACCATTCTTTGTTTCTCCAAATGATGATGGTGTAAGTGCTAAACCATCTATAAAATTTACTTCTGCCATATACCCAGAGAAGTGAGAATTTGAACCAAACTTTGCAATGTACTGACCTTCAGCATTATTGAATGAGTTCATATCATTGTTTTGACCCGGATATGCGGCTTCAGCAAAACTAGTTAATTGTGAGCCATTTACATAGACTTTAACTCTATTTGTGTCTGTGCCTTGTGTAGTATCTATAACAAACATAGTATGATACCACGCACTTAAATCCTTGAATTTTCTATTTGAGTGCCAGACAACATTACTGCCTGAACCACCATTTCTAAGGTTCATCTCTATACCATTAGTAGAACTAAATGCTATATAATTATCTGAATCTGCACCAAAGAACCTCATCTCTCCTAACTTACTGCGTTTTACCCACGCACTAAAAGTCATAGTTTTTCTGTTACCAGCAGAACCGGGAGTAAAACCTAAAAAAGAACTATCTCCACTTTCAAACCTTACAGAAGTTGTAGCAACACCGTTGTAAAAATTGGAAGAACCACTTTCTCCTGCACCATTTGCTATTAAACTCATACTTGTTCCCTATGTTAGTATGGCTGAAGCTGACACTAGTATGGTATCATTACCACTAGTCGCTGTTGCATAATATGTTAGATGATAACTACCACTTGCTGATATGGCAGTTAATACATCTGCGTTAATTAATATAGATGCGTGTGCTGATATTGTATGGTCACTTCCATTGATAAACAATATGTTACCTGACTGACCAATCGCAGGATTTGTAAGAGTTAATGTTAAATCTCCTCCTGTAGTAACTTTAAAATTATTACTTACAGCTAAGTCAAGACTTCCATCATTATCTGTTGTCATAGTTCCTGCAGCTCTACCAGTAACAAATACATCATCTGACATTGTAAAAACAGTTGTTCCAGTTGCAATAGAAGCGACTGTTGCATCTGCATCATTCTTAATGGTTACATCTGAAGTTGAACCCTGACCTGTAAGTATTAATCCTTCACCTGCTGTGTAACCAATCGCTGCATTATCACCTGCTGCTGTATCCGTTGTGGCTTCTAGTGTACCGCCTGTGATAACTCCAGTTGTTGTAATTGTACTTGCACCATTATTAATAGTACCAAACCCACTTGTAATAGAACCTGCATCTAATGCACCTGTTGTAAGTATGCCTGTACCACCTGCAATAGGACTGAAAATAGAAGCTACAGCAGTACCACCAATCGTGATTGCATCTGCTTCTAACGTACCATCTACATCAACATCACCAGAGAAATCTCCTGTTGCAGCATCTAACTCGCCACTTACAGTAAAGTTTCTTATACCTGTGTAATCTTTGTTTGAATCTAGTATAACTGCTTTTGATGCAATGGCTGTACCCACTGCTGTTGAACCTAAGTCAAGAGCATTAAGTTCTCCTACTACTGCTGTGATACCATCTAAGGCATTAAGTTCTGCCGCAGTTGATGTAACTCCATCTAGTATATTTAGTTCAGCAGCAGTTGACGTAACACCATCTAAAATGTTTAACTCTGCTGTTGTAGATGTAACACCATCAAGAAGATTGAGTTCTGTTGCTGTAGATGTCACTGCTACATCTTCATTAATTTTAGGACTTGTTAGTGTTTTGTTTGTTAGTGTAGCAGTTGAAGCTGTTGATACTAGTCTAGCATTACCCCCAGTACTAGGAAGTGTTAAAACATTATCAGCACTTTCTGAATGTGGTGCAGCTTTTACTTGTTGTCCATGAGTGTTGGCTTCACAGTTAAATTGAATAGTACCTTGATTAGTGTTACCTCTAACAGTTACATGACCTGTTCCGTTTGGTGCAAGTTCAAGGTCAGCATTTGATGTTGTAACAATATCAGCACCATTCATATCTAGGTTGCCACCTAATTGTGGTGTAGTATCCTCCACTACGTTAGATATAGCACTTGATGTAGCAAGTCCTGATACAACAGCACTTCTAGTAATCTTTTTAAGTCCACCACCTGAAGTGTCTACTGCTAAGAATACATCATCATTAGCTACTGTAGATATTTCTGATAAATCACCTACTGCTGTAGGATTAAAGTTTGTACCATCAGCAACAAGTATGTGACCTGCTGTGTTAGTACCCATAACTAAGTCATCACCTGATATAGTCAAGTCACCTGCTATTGTAAGGTTTCTGATTCCTGTATAATCTTTATTAGCATCTAGTATAACTGCCTTAGAAGCAACAGCAGTACCTATGGCAGTGCTACCTATATCTAGTGCGTTAAGTTCACCTACAACTGCTGTAATGCCATCTAGAGCATTTAACTCTGCTGCAGTAGAGGTTACACCATCTAGTATGTTTAACTCGGCAGCAGTTGATGTAACCGTTGTACTAGCTATAGATAAAGCATCTGTTTCTAATGTACCATCAATGTCTACATTACCTGATACATCTAATGAACCTGCATCAAGCTCACCTGTCAATGTAATGTTACGTAGACTTGCAATATCTTTATTGCTATCAACTACTAGTGCTTTACTTGCTGTTACTGTACCTGCTGTTACACTATCTAAGAATAGTAGTTCTGTAGAAGATAAAGTACTGCCACCTATTATAACACTACCACCTACAGTTAAATTGCCTGATATATCCACTGCACCATTCATATCAATAGTTGTGGATGCTATCTGTATTTCTGTGTCAGCTACGAGGTCGAGTTGTCCATCGGCACTTGAATTGATGTATATTGCTGTGTCTCTAAATTGTAACTTCTCTGTAGTAGCCATAAGTATGTCATCATTAAATTCAAAGTAATCCTCATCTTCTTTCCATGTAAGTAATCCATCATTGGTGTTAGCATTAAATGTTACTGCTATATCAACATCTTGTCCTGCACCTATTGTAACAGCATTAGCAAGTAGTCCTGCAATAGGTCCACCTTCTCCTGCTGTACCATCATGTGTATGTCCTGACGATGCCGCAAAGGCTGCTAATAACTGATTAAACTCATCATTACTATGAGCTGCAGTTATAACATCTCCATCTGCAAACGTGGACTGTCTTGTGTATGTATCACCCATTAACGTCTAGCTCCTAACTGATATTCTAACTGAAAACCTTTAAGTGAATATGGTGCAGTTGTACCACCATCTTCTACTTTTAATGCTACAGCAAATCCTGAACCTTCTACAGCCTGTCTTACTAATGGTTCAGACACTCCACTGTCATATACACTACTAGTTGAACCATATGTAGTGGTTGATTGTCCATATATAGTAGCAACTTGTGCTGTATCTAATGGATATGCTGCAGGTTTAGATGCATTAACATCATCATAGTCATATCTTACAAACAAATCAGCATCTAATGTAGATTCGGGTTTAAAGTTTACTATGACCCTTTGCATATGTTTTCTTATTCCGGGGTCATTAAATGTTAAATCAGGACTTCTATACTTTCCTGATATGGCAGTTCCATCAAATGTATTACCCTGCTCTTGTCTATATATAAAACCATTATCATAGTCACCGTGTAACACTAACACATCACCATTTAAAACAAAACTATCTGTAGCTGAAGGTCTTAAACCACGAACTTCTGCAAACTCAAACTTAGTTCCTTTTAACACACAGATAATACCTCTAGTAGACTGCTCGTTAGTATTAGCCTTAGTAAAGAATATTCTGTATTGTGTCTTATCTGTTATGACAACTGAATCAAATTCAGATGCTGTATCTATCTGCTCATTAAATATAGACTGAACAGCAGAACTTATAGTACCTAATTCAACGTCACCAATTCT